TCAATCATGTTACGCAGTTCGACGTCCTCGTCGCCAATCCAGATGTCGTAGAGTCGTCCAAACATTAGTGATTCCACCAAATGTGACCAAAGTATTCGTCGTAATCGTAACCTAAGTCACGAGCAAACGCTTTGTAGTCAAAGTAATTTTTCATCTGCTCCTTTCCAACCGCTTCTTGCAGCGAGCCTACAACGTCGTAAATGTAGTATTCACCAACCTTTTCTGACCCACGGTCTACAATGTCGTAGTATCGCTTGTCCCATTCTTCTTCGTCGCCGTCAACCTCATCCATAATCATTTCTGATAGGTCACCGCTAACTTCTAAGTCGTAACCAAACTTCTCGAAACTAAAGTAGCGTTCGGCAAGGTCGTCTGTAATGCCTACGTCGTCAAGCAACATATATGCGTAGTCCAGCATGGAATCAAACTCGCCTTGGTGACTTTCACGTAAATAGTCTACATCAACGCCACCCAAGTCGCTACGTACTTTTTCGATGTCGTAGATGTCGAGTCCAATCTCGTCTGCAAATTCGGCTAGTTCCTGTACCTCGTTCCAGTTTTTTTCCGTTACCCCAATCTGGTCGGTGCAGTAATTGTTGATGCCGTCAGAATCGACAAATTCCCATTCCTCTACCTCTGGCGGGTAATCTGCCTTCTTTTCCTCCATGCCGTCTTGGAAGTCAGACCACGAATTGTACGACCAAGGGTAAATGTAAAAACCCTGACCACGGTAGTTGTAGTCGTAGGGTTCCATAAAAACGAAAATCTTTTCTAGCTTCATCTAGCTGTATTGTTCAATATTAAATATAAAGTCTAGCAGTGCCTGTATCCATTCACGGTCAGAACTAAACGATGCCTCGTCATGCGCCTCGCGCAAAACCTCAGCTACGTAATCAATGTCACCTTTGTACGCGTAGTCTTCTGCAATCTTTAGCAGTTTGTTCAGGTGACCCGTTTGATTAATCTCGTCCAAACGTACGTTGCCAATAGCCTGATACAAGCCTTCGCCTCCACCGCCCCACTGGTCATACCAGTATTGTATGTCGTGAATCTTAGCCACGTCCCAACTTTTTTAAGTTGTGCAACGTGCCGTACTTGCTAGTCATAATTCTGTGCAGTTCTTGACGGTGCTTTTTAACTGCTTGCTGTCGCGCCATCTCGGTTTTCTCAGCAACTTCTTCGGCTTGTTCTTCTACCTCTTTTACCTCGCCGTCATACTCTGTCAAAACGCCACTAAACACTTCTAATTCAACACCGCCTTCCGTAGTGTACTTGCCGTCCTTGATGTCCGTTGGGTTGCCTTCCTCGTCAATAGTCTTTACCTCAACACCAGCAGCAAGTTCTTCTGCCTCGGTAACAATCATCTGACCGTCTTCTAACTTGGCTTCCGCGTACAACTTACGCTTGCCCAAAAGCAGGTTTTTGATTTCAATAAGTGTGTCCATCATTGGATTCGTGCGCTTACTCATGTTTTCTAGTTTGTCTACAAAGTAACCCTCAATGCTGAAACCCTGCACTTCTTGTTCTTTGACAAATTTCCACATATCGTCGTTAGCTACGTGAACGCGAACCATCCACGTACCTTCAGGGACGGACAAACCGTAATGCTTTGATTTGTCCATCTCTGGATTAGTCACAAGCCACGACTCGACTACGTGTACGTTGTCTACGTTTTCTTGGTGTTCAAACGTGTGGTCGTTTGTGCGATTCTGCTTCAAAAACATCTCAGCCGCCAACTTGACCGTGGACTTAGAAAAATAAACGTCGTATTCTTCGTCGCTAAATTCGTCGTAACGCGGGATATGTTTGTCAGGAATTAACGCTGCACCAATAAGCATACGCTGGTCTTCATCCTCGATGCTCGCCAGCGAAACCATTTCCTTCTTCTTGCCTTGTTTTGAGAAGAAAATGAAGTTACTCTCGATGGCAGGAAACTTTACAAGGCTGATAGCTTCTACTGCTACATCAGCCTCGTCTTCAATAAGTAGTTCAATCAGTTTGCGTTCTGCCATATCTCTGTTGTTTAAATGCCGTAGCTGTTGGTTTCAAAGGCGTATTGTTCGATAGCATCTTCTAGCTTGCGAATGAACTGCGCAGGCAAATAACGATTTGCTCCCCATTCATTCAAAATCATGTGCATACGCATTGGCGCATTATCGTACAAAGCATCAGCAAGTTTTTCCACAACATCATCTGCCCAATCTAAATGCGCAGGAATGTTTCGCACTTGCAAATTTATTTCAGTAATTAAATCGTCTAACTCGTTGAAGCTCATCTTTAGTATTCTGTGATTTTGTATTCTACACCGTCGCCGTCTACGTACCCAGTAGGAATGGATTCAAAGTCGGGGAACAAATCATCGAGCAAGTAATGCAAGTCTCGACCATTGACAATAACGTAGTACGCATCGCCTTCTTCAATCGCAGAAAATACGTCGTATCCGTATGTCTGCAAAGCGTCCACTACGTCTTCTAAACTGTCTTTATATATGTACCCCATATATCTGTTGTTTAAAATCGGCTTGCGTTCGCAGGGTCAAGAATGATTGCCACGTTCTCGCGGTCAATAGTATCGCCGCCTCCCCAAGAATTGGTTGTGTCTAAATACTCCTCGGTTGCTTCTACAATTTCGTCCTCGGTATAGCCCCTGCCGTTGTTTACTTCGTCAGCGTACAACCCAACGCCTGCCCCGTAGAAGTCCATCATATAGTCAATAAAGTCGTCAAATTCTTTTTGGCTAATCATATCTCTGTTGTTTATCGGTCAAAAACTGCGTAAAAGCCCATAGAACGTAGCAAAGATTCTACGTCGTCGCCGTCACGGTAACTATGACCGTCGATAGTCATTTCTGTGTTGTTGGGTGGAATGTCGTACGTAGCTAAAACATCAATTCCCAACAAATTTTCTACATCGTATGCAAGGTCAATAGCCTCTTGTCCCTGTACACCTTCTATGTAAATTGTTAAATCCATATCTCTGTTGTTTAGCCGAACGAAACAATGTCTAGCACCCGCGTTAACAAGTTGTCCATAATTGACTTCTCCTCACCACGCAATTTTTTGAAATGGTCGTTTCGAATGTAACGAATAGTGTCCATCCAATCGCTTTCACTATAAAAATCGTCAATTGCGTAATTCAACAATTCTACGGCATCCAAAAAATCCGCACTCGGTTCTCCAATGCTGTAAGCCAAATCAACTTCGCGGTCGATTGCATCGGCTATTTTTTCGTAATCAATCATCATATCTCTGTTGTTTAGTAACGGTTCAATGCTCGACGTGCTTCCCCAGCCGCAAGTATAAAATCTTCGCAATTTCTAAAGTCTGCGTTGTCCATATTGGGGGCGTAAATTTCCAAATAGGCATCCATCGCCTGAACCGCCTCACTAATTAGGTGTCGTACTTCTCGTGAATCCATATCTCTGTTGTTTAAAGGTTGACGCTAACCACAATTACATCCTCACCTAAATGAAAACCATCATAAACAGTTACCGCTGCGTACTCTGATGCAATGTCATACGCTTCGTCAAGGTCAACATCTAATGGTGACAAACCGCTCGATGTAGTAAAGTACAAATCGTGTTCGCCGTTGCGTGAAACAAGATGGTCTTCTAAAAATAGTCCTGCATCTTCTAGCGCATCGACTATTGCCTGTAGTGTGTTCATATCTTTGTTGTTTTGTACAAATATACACAAATTGTACTGAATGACAACAGTGTACCTATTATAAAATATATCCCAGCCTACAGGTGTAACCTTTTTTCTAAACCGCTTTGTAGGTGCATCATGCCTTGCAACTGACTCTGGACTACATACGACTGATTAACCTGTGGTAATTGTTGCTGTCGTCCGCCTGTGCCTTGTGGGACTAACGCCTGTGTTTGTCCACCACGACCACCACCGCCTTGAACTGCACCTCCCGTACTTGCGCCTGCTTGTTGCAAAATAGAACGTACCTGTGCAAACGAACTTAAAGCTAGACCAACCATCTGTGCGATAAACAAAGGTGCTGTGAACGGTGCTGCTGCACCTGTTTGTTCTGCTGCCTTCAACGCGCTTGTAATTGCAGACTGCACCGCTTGTGCCTGACTTAACAAAACCGCTGTAATAGCAAATGCTTTTTGCGAATTTGACCCGTCTTCAGCTAGACGCTCTAATTGTGTCGATATGTTTTCTGCCGCACGGAAATTAGCGTTACGCGTCTGTGCAATGGTGTCTAAACGCTCAAGTTCCTTGCGCAAGAAATAATTGCTAATCTCGTCGCGCTTGCGCTTTTCTTCGTTGTGCAGTTGTGTCGCTAATCGCTGCCCCTCAGCATCAATTTCGTTTAGTGTTTGCTGATGCTCTTCTCGCGCTTCGCGCTCAGCGGTAAATTCGTCAAGCAATGCGTCCATTTCCGCCTCCATCATTTCGTCATTAGCCTCCTCCATTTGTTGCATTTGGTACTCCCAATCCTTGCCGTATTTCAGTCGCGCTTGTTCCAGCAACCGTAACCGTTCCTGTTCCGCTGCTTGTCGGTCTAATTCGGCTGTGGTCTGAGATTCTATTTCTAACTTTTGGCGTGTTAGTTCATTGTACCGCTCTACCAACGCATTTATTTCCGAATCCTTTCCTGCTTTTATTTCAGCTAGAGTGTTTTGTCGGTGTTGTGCATCACCCAGATAATCCAGCCAAGAGATTGACGCTTCGTCTTTTTCGTTTCGTAGTTGATTGATTTGGTTCAGTAATTCTTGCTCCTTGGCTTGTATGCCTACCAACTCTACCTGACGCTCAATAGCTGCGTTAAATCGTTCTAAACCGTCAGCACTCTCAATGTCAAGGTTTTTGACTTCGCGCAGCGACGTAGCCAAATTGTTCAACGCTTCGCTTCGAATGTCTGTTTCTTCAGAACTGTCTTTGACCACGCGTATGTATTCTGCGTTCCGCGTGTTATACTCGTCCAACGCTTTACTGCCTGCCTTAACTACATCATTGTATCGTTCTTGTTCCTTTGTGACGCCGCTAATCAATCGCGTAATGTCGTCCCATCTGTCGATAAGCGTTTCAAGGGCAATAAGTAAGAGACCAATTCCAAGACCAGCAAACGCCCCTTTCAAAAACTTCAAACTCTTCGACAGCCGTCCTACTTGACGTGTCGTAGACTGAAACTTTCGAATCATCATCTGCACGTTACGTGGCAACAGACCAGAAAACAGGTTAGCAAACCCACCCCAGTCTTTGCTTGCAGATTTAGCTGCGCCGCTAGACCTGCGCTTTAGCTTTTCTACTTTTTCACCAAATTCTTCAATGCTGTCACCCGCCTCCTTAGCGTCAACTTTGACTTTCGTGTTAATCGGTATTTCTTTTTCTTTAGCCATTGCGCAGAACTAATTTAATTTTTGACCACGTACTACTGTTTATGTCGTACCTGCCGTACCACTGCAACCACAGTGGGCTACCTTTATATATACGTTCGTTAGATAGCTTAATTGCTGCGCAAACGCCGCGCCCTACGTTGTTAAAGAATGTGTCCATCAAAGGAATTTAAGGGTGCTTAATGCCGTTATCTTGACTGTTACAAACCATTGCAAATCATGGTTATTTTGACCACTTACTTGTAATCTTAAAATTGCTGGTGTCGCACCGCCGCCAGATGTTGACCATTGTAAACTGTGTGCGTTGTTGTGGTCTTTTTGATGCGAAACCGTATGAAAATTGCCCACTTCTAAAACCCGTCCGTTAAATAATTTTATTGCTGTCGTTTGTTTTAGGTAATCTACGTCACCAATTGTGCCACCGCTGCCGCCGTATTGATACACAACAGCGTCTATATCAACGCCGTACACCATGTTGGGGGCAAGCGGAATATCCGTGCCACCATCAACCATTTGCAGATTGACGTACGTTGTTCCTGTAGTTACAGCCTCCATCGCAAACGCAGTCTGCGAACCCGACACATTAAGACCATCAAAACTTACAGACTTGCTGTTTGGAATGGGCAACGCATTGCCTGAGTTTCCACCACTTTTTAGAAACGCAGCCGCATCATCAGGTTCGGAGGGATTACCGCCAATCGTGGCGCTTACAGTTTTGTAATGACAGGTGCTAGTTCCTGTATTCCATTTGTATCCGAATTGCTCACAACAGTCTCTTTGTGGTGTTGCAGATGCGCCAGTCTGTGCATTTACAAAAGTTACTGTGCCGTTTGGCAAATACTCATCAGGAATCAATGTGCAATCCCAATCGCCTTTGTCTAAAATTTTCAGCAAACTGACGTTACACGCATTTTCGCCTGATACCTCATAATTAGAAATATTTAAAACACGCCAGTATGACTCATCGATGTACACCTTGTCGTTAAAATTAAGGTCGCGTACATCCTGCGCAGACAAAAATACCTTGCATTCCATCATGCGGGCGTCCTCGCTGTAAATCTCGTCGATGTACTTTGCCCAATACTTACGAAACATAAAGTAAAACGGCACACCGTCAATAAGCGGGTGTGTGTCGTCATCAGGGTAATCGTAACCCCAGTTTAAACACACTGTATCTGCAATTACTGGAACGCGACTGTAAATGCTAAACAGCGGATACTGCGTCACGCTGGTGCTGTCAACTAAAAAGTCGTAGCCATTACCAATGTCTTTTAAACCGTTGTAATATGCTAAAATGGGCTTATTAGTAATCTGCTCTGCGCCTTCTTCAGAGTTGACCCACTGCCGCGAGACTAAGACGTTAGGAATAAGCGTTTCTTCCGTCGTTCCGTCTTTTCGAATCTGCTGCGTACGCAAAGGCACAAACGTCCCACCAATTGTTTCTTCGTCAACCGCAAAATCGTTGTCGTTTTCGTAGATATATCGTCCTTTAACCCAACCCCAGTTGCGTTGCCACCAATCGTTCCTGTGGTCTTTGCCTTCTTTGTCCTCAAAAATGATACGCTTAGATTGCAACTCGGTCGTAGGCTTTACCACTACGCTTTTCGAATAATCTACTTTTTGCGACCAATCGTACGTGTCGCCGTTCTTGAAATAGTTTTCCGCAGTATCTGCGTGAATAATAGTGGGTTGGTCTTTGTCGTATTCAAGTACGATGTTCCATTTCTCAACAATAGCCTTCAACCATTTGTCCAACGTCATATCAGGCATATTTGCAGCCATATCGACTACCGCGCCTTGAGGGTTGTCTGTATCGTATAACGGTACACTAAGCGACGTAACGCCCAAACCAGATAGACTTGGTTTAACTATGACGTCAGAGCCGCATTCTGCACTTATAGCAAAGTTTACTTGTTGCGATTGCGTACAAGTAAATAGAAATTGCGCTGTGTACAGATAGCCAGCGGTTGCAGATGCTGGAACTAATACTTGGTCGCTGAATGTTTCAGTTGAACTAAAAGCGTTTACAGAAAAATAGTAGTCTGTAGTTGCAACGGTTGTCAAAATAATGTTAGCGACAATGGTAAACGTGCCGTCAAACGGTGCAGTAAAAACGCCTGCTTGAAATAAATTGTCTGGGTCAAAAAACACGCCTGTTTCTACCGTAGGCTCAAACGCATACGAAACATCAAATGTATTTGCTGGAATCGTTATGACGTCTACTAAACCATTTTTTGCTCCGTACATAGGACGCGCAGCAACGGTTTTTTGTTCCGTGCCTGTGAACATATACACGGTAGTAAAAAACCTTAATGCCAGTCCTCCCTGATAATTTATCGTGTACCCAGCGTATTTAAATATTTGCTCAAATAACCAAGCAATTTTGACCGCTGGCTTTAAGTGTTCAGGTCGTATTACCCAGTTGTTGTTTAGTCCGCTAAACGGAAAGTCACCAGCCAGATACCAACCAAACGGATACCATCCGTTGTCAACAAGTGGGTAGACAACCGTGGCGTTTCCAACAGACCCATTAGTAATGTCATTACTAAGCGTCCACGAGTCAATGACGTTTGTGCTAGTCAAGCTGTGGTCAAGGTCTGTACCAATTTGCTCAACGAACAAATCGTTAAAAGACTTGCCCCTAATAGCACGAAACGCGTTGGCTACTGTTCCTAGCACATTAACGCTGTACACCTCATCAGTCACCTGATTTAATTGCAGCGTACCTACCAGCACAATTATGCCGTGGTCATACACCTCGCAAACCGTTTCACTATAAGCCGACCACGTGTCGTTAGTAGCGTTGACGTTGTAGTAGTGCGCAAAAAACTTCTCGTTCGTCTTGGTGCGCGGCAAGCTAAAGCTAAAACTGTGTGGGCTGCTACGCTCACTTAGTTTCGTGTTGTTCTGTATTTCAAAGTTTAACTCAATACGCGGGTCAGACAAATCTAGACTCGTCGTAATGTTGCTGCCTTGTTCCTTTACTAGTAACTCTGTCATATCGTAGGTTTGTATCGCGATTCTTCAATCGTTACTGTATAAACAATGCCTTTGTCGTTTATGCTTGACTTAAAGTCTATTCCCGTGTCGGTCACTACGCATCCACGCCATGCTCCGTCTTTGTACCACAATACTTCAGGGCTGTTCATCAGGCTGTCTAGGACATTGTTAAATGCTTCGTTCTCGCCTTCTGTGTTTAGCGTCCATTCGTTAGTAGTTCGAATGCCGCTAATCTTTAACCCGCCTTCGTACGGTTTCTTTACGTAATCCGTGGTATCGCCGTCCGCGTTGTACTTGTTGCCGCCTACTGACCGATACGTTTTGCGTTCAATTTTTTCGCTGTGCGTGTGCTTGCCGTGGAAGGTGTAGTAATCCCACCCGCCTAACTCGTTCCACCACGCTAATCGAATGGCTTCGTACTTGCATTCTACCTCTTTGGTAATCTTGTACTGTTCGCTCGTTTCGTTGCCGCTTAAAGTAGTTTGGTCGGAAACTTGAATAGTGTAGTGCGTCCAACCTGCGTTGCCTGCGTCACTTGGTTGCAACGTCGTTACTGATGTCTGCGCTTCTAGGTTTGCAGGAAACAATCCCGCGTACATAAGAAATTGGCTGGGCGTAGTCGATGCCACTTGAGTAACGGTGTTAGTAAGGTAACCGCTATTTAAGGCAGTAGTGCCGTTGTAATACGCAATATGAAAATAAACGGCTGGGCTATTCCACGGTGCTGAAGTTGAACCATTAATAAACGCCAACACGCCTTCGTCCGATTCTTGTGCGCGGATATTCTGTGGCTCATATACAGACAAGAATTTTGCGCTACTGTCGTCTAAAATGTAGTTGTCGTAGTTCGTGCTGTCGTAGTCGTTGTAGACTGGCGTAAATGTGCCGTTCACTGCGTACGCTATTTTTTGAACCGCATCATCAGGGTACTCTGTCGGGTCGTCATCTGCTGTGGTAGCGTACTCGTAGTAAAAATCTAACGTGTACTTTTCCATAGCTGTCGTACTCTCAGCGGTCAATACTGTGTCGTGTATGCTGTGGTCTTGCGCCGTGTATGCCGACATAATCATAGACAAATCAAACACGCCAGAATCTGTGCTGTTTGGCAATTGTTTCAGTTTAGCTACTACTGTGCCGTCTACAGTGACTTTGCAGATATACCGAAACTTTGCTTCTGTCGGGTTGCCGCTGTCTTCGAAAACGACGTAGACAATTTCGTCGGCTGTGCCTAATAGCGTAGGCGTGGGTTCTTGTTGTACAACTAATGCCATTACAAATCAATTTCTATCTCGAATGCTAAGGGAAGTTCTTTCTTGTAAAAGTGCCAGACGTCCGAAGCAAATGCATTGGATATTCGTTTCTGGTGCTTCTTCATTAATATATGCATCGGCTCACGCACAAACGGAGTCGGTTGAATACCGTGCATATAGATGTTACGACTGATGGCTCGCACTAATTGCTTACGCGGAATAAACCTGCCTTTTTTATCGCGTACCGCCTTGATGGGTTTTACCACTGTCCATTTATCAATCGCTGGCACTAGTTTCCCTTTTGGGCTTGACCCCGTGCCAAACTTGTAAGGGCTGTTTGGTGCTTTCTTATTGCTTACTTTACCCTGTACCCCACTCGCTACGTAATCCCAGTACGGTGCTAAGTCAAATATCAATTCAAACTGTTTCTTGCCTACTTCAAATCGGTGCGACATGGTTTTGCTCAAATTGCCGCTTGCGTTCTTGCCTTCTTCTTCAAGGATTTTGCGCATCTCTTTAATGACCGCATTGCCGTACTTTTTAAACTGATGTTCAGTACGATACAAGTCTAGTTTATGGGTCGACCCTCCCCAGTCAAGCAGGTACTTAATAGAGGGCATCGCACAAATTGCTTGGGCTAGGCAGGTTGATAGTAAAGTTGGCTGACCAACCCGTAAGACTGTTAGTCAATCGCGCCGTAAACGGTTCGCACGTCACAGGCATTTCCAATGACCACGAAGCAGGGGCAAAGTTTGTATCTGAACTCGCGGCTAAATGAAACTCTGCGATGACGTCCTGCATGATGCCCATTGTTTCAGTATAAATCTGCGTGACAAAATCGCGCTGGTTTTCAAACACCACAGTCGCTACAAAAACCTCGTACGTGTATGACGTGTAACTACCTTCAATGCTTGCGTCAGTCACCTGCGCATACAACAGCGGAAAATCGTCGATAGTAATTTTGTCTATGTCTACCTCGTCGATAGAATGCGTGTAAAACGATTTTAGTTGCTGGTGGTTGTCAGCTATGGATTTGAAGACGTCATTTACGTCGTTTATTGTCTGCATCTATTTTTACTTTTTGTGACAAGTTGAGGTCTTTTTCATACGCCATGAATGTAAATGCCTCCTCTACTAATATACGTGCGACGTGTTCCATTTTTAGTATGTCTCCGTCAGCTAATTGGTATATGATTGCGTACCATCCCCACTTTTGGGTAATCTTGTCTGACGTGCCGTCGCTGGTAAAGAGAGCGGCAAAGCGTTTGCTAATGCTGTCTCGATACGATAAAAAAAAACCACTGCACCAATTGCTACGTCCATAGGGCATTCGCCCATCGCATCTGTCTTTATCTGGCTAGGCTCGTATGACTCAATCTCGTACAGCTTGCTTTTTTCTCTGGTGACGGGTCGATACAATATGGCTAGGACTTCTTGTAGGTTCTCAAACATCCCGCCCTCCATGTACGTTTCTAGGTCTGCAAACTCACCCACGGTCAGGTTTTGCATATTTGGAATAAACCCATACTTCACCCCGTCCATCATGAAGTGCTGTTGCAATTGAAAGTCGGAAAGTTTAGGCTCGGCAAACAACCACGTTAAATCGCGTACAAGGGCATTAAAATCTTCTACATACATACGCTCTATCACATCCTCCGATGTGCCGCACAACTCCTTTAAAACGCGTTTAACGGCATCTGTGCCGCCAGCCTCTGACCGCCAATGCTTCATAATGCGTTTGTACATACTGACGGTAATGTCCGCGTAGCTTTCTGGAATGGTGATTTTGACCTTCACGATACAAAGTATTTTCCTGTTCGACGTAGCAACTTATTCAGGCAAACATAGCGCACAGCATCGACGCAGTGATTCCATTCGTCCCTTGGTGTGTTTAGCACACGTCCGTTCTTGTCTGTCATCCACTTGTAGTTGCGGAATTCTTTCTGCGCGTTTAAACTAGTGTCCTTGACGTACAACTTGTACCTGCGCATAACGTCAATGCCAATGCGAACAGAGTCTGCGCCTTTCTTTGCTGGCTTAATGTTGAAATTCATCCTGTGGATTTCCTCGATACTCTTTGGTTCGGCTGAGTCAGCTATGATTTCCTCGTGGCGTGTAATACCCAACTCCTGAAGTTTGTGACCTATGTCACTATTGGTAAGTCCGCCACTATACATAAACTCTTCAATGTACAACGCGTGGTCGTGTTCGTACACCTTGACCAAGGCAGTCGGGTCGTTGGCAAAACCCCAGTCTATACCCCACGCCAAAAACTTAGCGCGTTCTGGTAGTTCGCTGTAAACGTCAGTGCGAAAGATGGTTTCTCTACTCTGTCCACGCTCACCCAATCCGTAGACCGTCCAGTAGTATTCGTCAGTATCTCGTAATCGTTCAATCTCGTTGATTGTTTCCTGATTAAGAAACGGGTTGTCAAGATAGGTTGACTTAAAAAATGACGCATCCTCGCGTGGTATGACCTCATCGTAAATCCAGTGGTATTCATACGACGGGTTGTAGTCCAAGATAACTGACGGTGCGTCAAGGTCGTGCGACGTTCTCAGAGTCAACTGTCGGTACGATTCTAAGTCTAATTCCGAGCATTCGTTCATAAAACAAAATTGTCGTTTCGCGCCTCTAATTTTTGCTGGCTGGTCAATAGATAGAAACTCCCACGTATTGCCAAACAAGTTGTATGTGTTCTCGGTCTTGTTGTGGTTGCGCTCGTCGTACCAACCTTCACGGTCTAGGATAAACAAGAAGTCACGCATAACTGATGCACGTAACGAAGGAAACGCTTTACGCACTATGGTCAGTACATACCCTGCGTTCTGATTCATATAGCACCATTCGCACAGCACCGTAATTATCGAGAACGTCTTGCCACTACGCGTCCCGCCTTGAAACACAGCCACGCGTGTCTTGCAGTTCTTTAGGTCGTAGTATGTCTTTGGCTGACGCATAAACAAAAATAGGGCTTGCGCCCTACTTTCTTACTTTGCTACGTGTAGCGTGACTTTGTACACGTGGCAGTTTTTAACTAGTCCTACATCCAGAAAGAAGATGTTTTCTTCTCCAAAGTTGTGTTGCAGTTGCGATACCAACTCTGCGTGGTCGTCTTCGCTTAGGCGTTCCGTAAAGTATGCCTCGAACATTCGTTCGTCTATTAAGTCGGTAGCCGAAAGTATGATGTTTGGGTGGCGAAGGTTGCAAGCCTGTCGTGCAGTCGTTGCGATGTCCTGTTCAAGCATTGACTTGATGTTGTCGTTGCTTTCGTCTCTTAAAAAGTTTGTGGTGTTTGTGTTTTCCATGACACAAATATATACAATCTGTATTAATCCACCAAATTTGTATCATCTGCTCCCGTCTTTTCTAGTACCTCATCAAACCAACTCGGTGCGCTTGGGGCTTCTTGCACCTTAATCTCCGTCTCTGACTGCTTAGGCATAAAGTATGGCATCATGCTGCTTAGTGCCTTTAGGTATTTCTCGTCGCTGTTCTCGCGTAGGATAGCCAGCGAGTCTTGGATGTTTTGCATTTCGCCTTCCATAACCTGCACAAACAACTCACGCGCTTTGCTGGACACCTTGCCTTTAGCACCCTTGGGTTTCCCGTTCGGGTTTCCGCTTTGTCCTTTCTTAAATGGCATCAGCTATATACATCTGCGTAGTACAAAATACCGTCTAATTCTTCCATAAAATCTTCGGCGATGTTGTACAAGTTAATACGAAACGATTGCGCTGCCATGTCAGTATTGTCAAACTGTCTTTGCGCATCGTCTGCTAGTTTATTTGTTTCGGTCAACAATCGTTGAAACTCTCGTTGCCATTTGCTGTCGCCAATCCTTTCCGCTTGCTCCAACATAGCTTCGAGTTCGTACTCGTTGTCCATGTAACGCTCCATGCCTGTGCCATCAAACCACAGGTTTTCATCTAGCCCTTGTCGGTATGCCATTGTATTCTATTGTAAGTTACAGTTCAATCTGACTTTTGAAGTGGCTAATCACCTGCTCGGTCTTTTGCTTGTAGAATGTCTTAAAATCGCCATTAGAGCCTTGTGATTCCCATAACTTATATAAGACGTTACGTAACCTTTGGCTTTGTGTTTTAGGCTGGTCAAAGACGTCTAAATCGATTTTGTCCAGTTCCTCGATTTCTGACTGCTCCAGTGTCTCACACGCTTTGAAGAAAAGCATACCGTAGGTATCGACTAATTCGTCTACCTGCATAATTTCTGTGCTGGTTTTCTCTTGGGTAATAAATCGCAGGCTAACTGTCTTGTCCTTTCTGCGTTGATACCCGTCCAGCATTCCTGCTGTTAGGATTCGCACGACGCTTCGTATGCTTTTTGCAGTTTTACCAATCGCTCCTTTAAGCATGACCCGCAGCGAGTAAACCGTGCTTTGTATCCTAGTACGTCACGGTACATCTGGTTAGCCAGTTTTTGTGCTTCGCTGGACAATACGCCTTTGTCTGCCTGTGGCTTAATAACTGTCTCGTACTGGGATTTCTGTTCAGCCGTCATTTCAGTAGCGTAGGGGAACATCGCGTTAAGTTTGTCTTTGCGTTCTTGACAACCGCAATCATCGGTAATTGCCTCGACTACTTTCTTGATTCCTGTAGCTTCCGTAATTTTCTCGACAGTATCACCCAGCCCCTTTGATTTCGTCTTCGTGCGCTTGGATGAACGCTTTGGTTTTTTTGATGCTGCTTTGGATTGTTTTTCTTCCGATTCCTGTTGCATTGGTCAATGTATTTATGCTGTGATTGTGAAGATAGTAAATTCTAAATATCTCAGCGTCAAACCAATAGCAAGATTCCAACAGCTTTTCGATAGCTGCTAGTTGTTCTTTGTGGTTTAACTCTTCGTAGCTGTCTGGCATATTGCCCACCGCATTTAGTGGGTAGTCAAACGTCAGACGCTCTTTCCATTTACGATACTTGTAATAATACCTCGTTGTTTTACTGTAGGCGCAAAGGTACAGCCACCGCTGCACGTAGTAAATGAGTTCGCCGCGTTCGCACATCGCCTCGTACTTGTCGGTTTCACACTGCACCAAGTCAAGGCACATATCCTGTAACAAGTCGTCGCCGTTTTGACCGACGCACCGCACTGCTATTTCTCTTAGCTTGTCGTAGTTCTCATTTATAAACGCCTCTACACAGGTCACAACTCCTTGGTTAATTTTTTGAAGAATTTGCACAGTTCGCGCAGTTCCAACGTTGTGAACTTTCGCGACGTGTTACTTTCTAATATAAGTCGTTGCGCAGTTCCTTCCCCGTATACCTCGTCTAGCTTAATACCAAACTCGTAATTCCTGCCCCCCATAACCAAATTACAACCTCCGCATTGTGGCTTACAGTTGAGGGTAACAAACTTACCGTCGATTTCTTCGTAGTGCCATCGCGTACTATACTTCACCCGCGTTTGAAAATGCCCAGCCTGCATCCCCTCTTTTTCCCAGTACGTGGTTTTGCCACACGTCCAGCACGATACATAGCCGTTTTTGTCGGCGTGGCTTTTGCGAACGTAAATAGAGTACGCTGCGTCTAGGGCGTTAACGGCTTTGGTTCGCTCGCTCATGCCACAATATAACAACAAAGGGACGCACTACGCGCCCCCCCGTTGGAAAACAAACTCTTCAAACCATAACTAATGAAGTGCAATGTAGTAATAAACTACATCGCCTGCAAGATTTCATCTATCAACTCCCGTACTGGAACGAGCATACCTACGCTGGTTTGGTCGTCACCTCCCTTTTTTGCCCATGTTTGTTCTGGTGGCAGCTTTTTCGCAACGCATTTTTGTTGCCATGACCGCAGAGCCTTTTTTAAATGGTCAGTCGGCACTACCAAAAACAGTTTTTTGTTCATGGTTTGAAGCGAATAGTAGTCTGCCTCCGTCTTTTTTAAACCGCTGTGTTTTCCGCGTGATTTGTACTCGATGTAAAAGTTTCCCGTGCGATGCGTCATGCTGTCAGATTTGCATTCTACCGTGTAGCAATTGCGACCGTTTCGTAACAAACGACAAAACTCATTCTCGCCTTTTTTACCAACTTTTAAATCGTACTTCCAATCGTCGTTAAACTCGATGTCTTCAAACTCAATCATCTTTCTTCTCTAGCAAAGATTCATCGTACTCAGCGTAGTTGTCCAATTGCCTGCGCAACCGCGAACCAATACCGTCGGGCTTCATCTGTACATTGCTGTCAGTAACAAACTGAGCCAACAACTTTGGGTCGATGTTTTCCATCATACTCTGCGTGTAGTCTAAACCTTCTTGCTTTACGTCGCGCTCCTTTATCTCAGTGCGAATCTCACCCTCGTACCTGCGCAAGTAGTCAAGTATTTCCGCTGACTTCAATCGCTCGTACAGTTTGCCAAACTTACCCATGCGAATCATGTCAAAACACACAGCAATTTCTTCTAGCTTCAACGTGGGATGCTCTTGAATAATTGCGCGGCAAGTAAACGTCAGTTCCTCGTCCGTGCTAAGTGTCTTTTTCATATCCATGTCGCGACACAGTTTTCCTACCTGCGCCATAATCCACCCGCGACACATCTCTGGGTGATGCCTTACAGCTTTTTGAATGTTTGTGCCGTTATGCCACGCCTGTTCTGGCGTAAGGCTCTGGACTTTACCCGTTAGTAATAAAGTCGTTTGCTGATTCAAATGTGAAGTTGTCGCCTTTAAATCCTTCATTTTTCCTTTCAAATTTACTTTGATTCCTAATCCAATTGCGGGCGGCAGCCTGCCAATCCTTTATTCGTTTTTTGCCTTGACCTTGCACCCAGCCGTTTGCCGTGTAGTAATCAAAAAACTGTTCAGCCATCTCCTCAGGGCATCCCTTCTGCGAAAAGTACAAAACACATTCTTCTTGCGTAGGTGTACTATACACTGTTTTCTTAGATTGTTTACTTACACTGTTTAGTATATGTAGACTTTTTGGCGAGTCTGCCTCGCCATATTGGCTAGGCTGCCTAGACAAA